AGCCGCTTCCACGATCACGCGCGTCCGGACCTGGGTGAGATCCGCCGAGATCTTGAGGCCGCTGAACCGGCCGCCTGGCGTGATCGGCGCCGGCGCCGGCCCGGGTTCCGTCCCGACGAAGAAATGCAGATCGCCGACGTAGTCGACATACCAGGACGCCCCGATCCCTTTCGCCAGGCGCGAGAGGGCGCCCGACACATCTTCGAACGTGAACGTCATCCCGGAGATCGAGGGCAACCCGGCCTGGACGTGGGCCGTCGTGATGACCGGCGCGAACCGGGCGATCAGGTCCTTCACGATCGTCGTGACGCTGGCGGTGAGGTACTCGGTCGTCACGGTGCGATGATTCAGGCGCCGCGAGAAGTCGACACAGGACAGGTCGTAGCGGACATGTGTCGGGATATCGAGCTCCGCGTACTGCTCGCGGACGGTGATTTGTCCGCCGAAGATCTGCGTCGCGGGGTCGATCGCGCCGAGATAGATCGCGATCGGCGCGCCCGGGAGGATCGGCGGGGGACTGATCGGGCCGGACGGGGTCATATCGGTCGTAAACGCGGCCGGATCGAACGCGTGGACGGCGAACGCGCCTGAACCGGGGGCGGAGGGCCGCGGGGCCGCGACCATCGTGAGCGCGGCGGTGTTCGGCGCATCGTTCAACAGGTCATCGATCCGGAGCCGGCCGAGGCGCGCGAACGGCGTGAGGATCCGCCCGCCGACGACGACGACGACATCGGTCGCCGCCACGTTACACCGTCCCCAGGCGGCGCGTACCCCTCATGCCTTGCATGACCGCGTTCGACACGAGATCGGCCATCATCGCGCGCGTCTGGGGATCATCGGTCCCGAGCATCCCCGACATGTTCACGGTGATCGTCGTGGCCCCCGCGCCGCCCCCGCCCGCGCCGGCGGCCGCGCCAGGCGTGAGCGTCCCGAGCGTGATCGGGTCGCCGAGTGACGCGAACCCCGCCGCGACGTCGCCGACGGCCGCGAGCGCGGGATCGACCATGATCCCGTCGAGCCGGCCGAAGTGTTCCGCGATCCCGTCGACCAGGTCAGGGACCGACGACATCCCGATGATTTCGTTGTACATCCATCGAAACACGTCGACGATTTTTCCGGGGAGCTTGATCACTTCGCCGATCAACCAGGCGAGTTTGTCGAAGAGCCACATCTTCAGGTCGTTGTACCACTGCGCGACCGTCGCGATCGTGGCCTTGAACGCGGCGGGGAGCGTGTCGACGAGAAACCCTTTGATCGCGGCGACCGCGTTCTTCACGATCGCGACCATGTCGTCCCAGTAGTGCCAGACCGCCCAGACCGCGAGCACGGCCGCGGCGATCGCGGCGATGAGGGGCAGGAACGGGACGATCGCGGCGCCGGCCGCGCCGAGCGCGCCCACGAGCCCCGCCGCGCCGAGTATCGAGACGACCGCGGACAGGGACACCAGGATCGGCGCGAGCGCGGTCCCGATCGCGACCGTCGCAATGATGAACGTCTGCATCCCTTCGGGGAGCGACTTGAACAGGTCGAGCATGGCGGTCAGGTTGTCCGCGAGCACGGCGCCGATCTGCTCGTTGAAATCGGACATCTGGTTCTTCATGTTCTCGATCTTCCCCGTCGTCGTTTCCATGTCCGCGGCCGCTTGCCCCCCGAATTTCTGGTTAATCGCGTCCAACACTTCCGCGAACGACGCCCCTTCGGGGATCGTGTCCCCAAAGACTTTCTTGAGTTTCCCTAACGCTTCGCCGTCGCTCTGCGCGGCCTGGACCATGAGTTTCGCCGCGGCGGGAATGTCGGTCCCCAGGCCGATCGCGAGGTCCATCGTCGCCTGGATGACCTTCTGCATTTCTTGGGGGCCGACGTTCCCGATCGTCGTGAAGTACGTCTGCGCGTCGGTGATCGCCTCGTCGGAAAACCGCGACACGCTCTGGAGTTGCGTCGCCATCTCCCCGTACGCGGCGATCACATCCGGGGACGCTTGCCCCGCGTTCTTCAGCGCGACCGTCAACCGCGCGGTTGCCGCTTCCCCTTCGGCGAATTCATTGATGAACCCCGACACCGCTTGGGTCACGTCGCCGACGAAATCCTTGACTTGCGACGACGACAGGACGGAGTACGTCGACTTCGCGAAATCGGCGATCCCGACCGCCGCGGTTTTGATCGACCCCGCCGCTTTGCTGATCGCCTGGTCGACGTCGGCGCCGACCTTCCCCGCCGATTCGACGAGCTGCTCCGTCGACGTCGTCGCGTCGCGACACGCGGTGATAAAACTCGAAAAGTCGGCAAGGAAATTCGCGGTCAGCGGCATGACGTTACCGGGACGCTTCGCGGTTGAGTTCGTCGATCAGAAATTCGTAATAATGCATCGGCAAATCCCACACGTCGGCGAGCGTCCAGCCCATCACCCGACAGATCGCTAGGTCGGAACGGGCGCCGTCGCGCCAGGTGTCGTTTTTTTTTCGGCCGCGATGTACGCGCGCATCGTCTGATCGTGCGCCTGGACCGCGCGCTGTACTTCCATGTAACTGGCCGCGTCGATCGCGTCGAGCGCGGCGCGGACGACCGCCGTCGGTTGATCCCGAATGACCAGGGGGCGCCCGTCGAAATCCGTAAAGGTCCAGTCGAGCAGGTACGCCAGGACGACCCCGATCCCGCTTTCGGTCGGGTCGACTTCGAACGTCAAATCTTGCCCGTTCGCGGCGCGCCCCGCGTCGACGTGAACCGGTTTCGTCGCCATTTTGATCAGGGCGCGAAATTCCCCCGCGGTGAGAAATCGTTTCACCGTGATCGTGTCGCCGTCGGTCAGCGGTAACACGTCGATATCAGGGCGACGGACGCGTGATCCCATGTTCCCCCTCGACCGTGACGGGCCCGAGCGCGGCCGTAAATCGCCCGCCGTCGGCCCCCCGTGTGAACGTCCGAATTTCCCACCGCCAGGCGCCCCGCTTGAACGGGGCGACGAAAAAGAGCGGCCGTTGCGCGAGTTTGAACGCGTCGACGGCGCCCGGGACCAGGGCGCCCGCGACCGTCCAGCCCGCGATCTTGTCGTGGGTCACGGTGTACCCCTCGACGGCCGCGGCCGTGTAGTACGCCCATTTGACCGCCGCGACGCGGCCGCGGATCGTTCGCACGGGCGCCCGTTACGGAACGACCGGATCCATCGTCCAGGGGCCGGCGCCCGCGAACGTCCCCGCGGTTTTGATCGCGCCGTCGTGCGCGACTTCGATCGACGTGTCCAGGTACGCGAGCCCCGAAAAGAAAAACGTCGGCGCCAGGTCCGACGGGATCAGTTTCAGGAACACGGCGGTTTCGCCGAGCGCGACCTGGAACAGCGCGGGGGACAGGGTTTCATCCCAAATCCCTTCGAGTTTCCCTTCGATCGACGGGAGCCCCTGGACCGACACTTTCACCGTGTCGCCGAAACAGGTCGCGTCCGCGCGATCGCGTTTCAGGTCCAGGGACCAGGTATTCAACACCGCGACGGGGACCGCGGTCGCGCCCCCCGTCGGGTCCATTTCGACCGATCCGTGTGATCCATGTCTCCGCATAACGTGTGCTCCCCTTCGTTACAAGATCCCAACGCCCGTTAACTAATCCGTGTCGTGTAGTGCGCCACAATCTCCGCGGGGGTCAGCGGCCGAGCATAAACCGCCACGTCCTGCATTGCGCCGCGCCAACCCCATGTTTCGGCCCCCGCTTCTGTACTCCCCCCGATCGCACTGGTCACGGTCCCGGCGCCCGCCAGCGTCATGGGATACGCCGGTCGCGCCAACCCATTGATGTACAACGTGACTTGTCCATCACCGCCCGTCAGCGCGAGATGGACCCAATTCCCGATCGCGAGGGGGACCGCCAGGTCCAGCGTGAAATACACGACGGAGTAATACAGAAACCTCATCTCCGACAAGCTGCTCCGCACGTACCATTGGAAATCCCCATCGCCGCCAATCGGCCGCATCATTAGTGCCCGCTGGCTTCCGAAAGTGGCGGGGACCGACGGCTGAATCCACACTTCCAGCGTGAACGCCGATCCCAACGCCGGGAACGTCAGCGGGGTCAGTTTTCCTAAGCCGTCCAACGGAAATAGCATCGCCTTGCTCGTCCCGATCCCGGGCTGGTTGAGCGTCACGCCGCCAGTAATCGTCGCGGGCCGCGTGCCGACTAGATCGCGCGCCGTCGTGCCGCTCGCGTCATCGAGCGGCCAGTACGCGACCGCGCCGTCCGACAGCACGCGCGCCTGATAGGTCACGGCGGCGCCGACGGTCACCGTGACGGGCGGGGAGGTCACCGTCCCGTACGGATTCGACACCGTCACCGCATAGCTCGTCGTCACGGTCAGCGGCCCGGTTACTAAAAATGCGTTCGTCGCGCCGGGGATATTGACGCCGCCTTGGGTCCATTGATAGGTCAAGGGGGGCGTCCCATCGGCGATAACCGTCAGCGTAACGCTCGCGCCCGAATCGATGCTGCTCCCGACGGGCGGTGACGTGAGGGTCGGCGGCACGCCAACGGGCGGCGCCGCCCCGATCCCGGGCGTCACGATCACCTCGTACCGCGCGCCCCGATGCTGCCAAGTGTTGCCGTCGACGTTTTCCGTGTACCGCACGCGATCGAGCCA